CAAGTGCGCATAATGAACTACCCCAGTTAGAGCTTTTCTATTTGTAATACCTCACGTTAACATTTAGAGGGTGAACTAACCGAGTGACTCCCGTAAGGAGTCAAATAAAAAATCAAAAGACCGCTTTTGGTCGCTATCCTATTGGGGTGTTGAGTGCAGATTATTGACAACAAGGCATTATTGTTAAAGGTTAAAGACCCGCAACGAATAACAAACCTTATACCGAAGTCAAAGATTCTAGATTCGGGCGAAGTGCTAGTCAAGTGGGGGCTGGATGAAGCCCAAGTGCTACGCAACTTGCGTATAAACAATGTGCCATCACCCATAGAGGGACAGTATGAATGGACTGGAGCATACAAACCATTCAACCATCAAAAGACAACGGCATCATTTCTAACTATGAACCGCAGAGCCTTTTGTTTTAACGAGCAAGGCACAGGCAAAACTTCAGCAGTTATTTGGGCTGCGGACTATTTAATAAACATTGGTGCTATCAAGAGGGTATTAGTTATCTGCCCACTATCTATTATGCAGTCAGCATGGGAAGGCGATTTGTTTAGGTTTGCAATGCATCGTACTTGCGCTATTGCCCATAGCTACTCAAGAGATAAAAGGGTTCAAGCCATACAGAGTAATGCAGAGTTTGTCATCATCAACTACGACGGGCTAGAGATTATCAAGGATGAGATTGAAGCCGCCGCTTTTGATTTGATTGTAATTGACGAGGCAAATGCTTACAAGAATGTAGCTACAAAAAGGTGGAAGACTCTAAAGCAATTAGTCAAACCAACTACATGGATTTGGATGCTAACAGGAACACCAGCCGCACAATCCCCGACAGATGCATATGGGCTAGCAAAGATAATCAACCCTGACGGAGTACCTAAGTTTTATGGTGCGTTCAGAGACCTTGTAATGAATAAGATTACACAGTTCAAATGGGTTCCAAAACCTACATCAGAAAAGATTATTCATGAAGCACTTCAACCAGCAATACGTTTTACCAAAGATGAATGCTTAGACTTACCGGACATGACGTACACATTCCGAGAGACACCCCTATCCCCACAACAGTTAAAGTTCTACGAAGAAATTAAAAAGCATATGCTAACTGTGGCGGCTGGGGAAAGTATTACAACAGTAAATGCCGCCGCCAATCTCAATAAACTATTACAGCTTTCATGCGGTGCAGTCTATTCGGATACTGGAGAAGTTGTAGCGTTTGATGCCAAAGGTAGGATGTCTGCACTACTAGAAGTTATTGAAGAAGCAAGCCATAAAGTAATTGTCTTTGCCCCGTTTAGACACGCAATCGAAATCATTGCAGAAGAATTAAAAGCTAAGGGTATACCCGCAGAGAATATTCATGGTGGTATTTCTGCATCACGGCGTACAGAAATATTTAATAAATTTCAAAATGAAGATAACCCGCAAGTCCTTGTAATACAACCCCAAGCGGCGGCTCATGGTGTAACACTTCATGCCGCAAACGTAGTTGTCTGGTGGGGTCCGATTACATCCATAGAGACATATCTACAAGCTAATGCACGGGTACACCGTGCTGGTCAACGCAACCCATGTACTGTTGTGCATTTGCAAGGGTCTCCAGTTGAAAAAAGAATCTATAAGATGTTGTCAGAGAAAGTCGACATACATACTAGGTTAATTGACCTTTATAAAAATATTATTGAAGGTACTTGACAAAGTATAGTATAGTCACTATATTACTTATATAAATAGAAAGGAGTGTGAAATGAGTGAAGAACTAAACGCAGAGAAGCTAGTAAAGATTTACGTCAAGATTCGAGATAAGCGTAGAGAACTTGCTAAAGAAGATAAAGAGTTAGAAGCGCAGTTAGATATTATTTCTTCTGAACTTGTACAGCTATGCAAAGATCAAGGGTCTAGTTTGATTAGAACAAAGTACGGAACTATTTCTAAACGAATCAAAAAGAGTTACCACACAAGCGATTGGCATGAGTTATTCCAATTTGTTAAAGAGCACGATGCGTTTTCGTTACTACAACAACGGTTACACAACGTGAACATGGAGCAGTTTTTGGAGGAGAACCCCGATTTGCATCCGCCGGGGCTATATGCGGATACGACAATGAGTGTAGTTATTACAAAAGGTAAGGAGTAGTCATGAGTAATGAATTATCAGTATTAGGTAGCGGTCTTCCCTCATATCTTAAAGAGTTGGATTTAGATGCAACTACAAGAGCCTTGATGGGTAGTGGTGGTACGGGTGGTATGAAACGTATCTCTATCAAAGGCGGTGTATGGCGCATGATGGTCAATGGTAAAGAAGTAGCCAAGAATGAAGACCGTGCTATGAATGTAGTAGTTGTAGCCGCCGCACCAAAAGTATCTCGTACATTCTATGCAGGTACGTATTCAGAAGGTGGCGATGCTAAAGCCCCTGATTGCTGGTCTGCTGATGGAGAAGTTCCTGATGCTAAAGCAGTTAATCCACAAGCTAGCCGTTGCGTGGATTGCGCACAAAATGCTAAAGGTTCGGGTCAAGGCGATAGCCGTGCTTGCCGTTTTAGTCAGCGTTTAGCAGTTGTATTAGCCAATGATATTGGTGGTGAAGTAATGCAGTTAACATTGCCAGCCTCATCAATCTTTGGCGCAGGAGAACCTGGAAAATGGCCTCTGCAAACGTATGCAAAGATGATTGGTAGTAAGGGTGTACCTATTACTGCTGTCGTTACTGAGATGCGTTTTGATACAGAAGCTGCTACACCTAAGATTGCATTTAAACCAGTACGTGTTTTAGATGCAGAAGAGCATGAGATTGCTATTACTCAAGGTACTTCTGATAAGGCATTAAAAGCTATTACTATGACCGTAGCCGAGACGGATAAAGTACCTAAGCTAGATGCCCCTGTTGCTAAAAAGGCAACGACTGTTCTCAAAGAAGAAACAGAAGAAGTGATTGAGGAGCCAGTCAAGCGTGTTGCTAAAAAAGACGAAGCCCCCGCACCCAAGAAAGATATCTCTAAGATTCTTAGCGATTGGGACGATGCATAATGCCTAAGGGATATTCTCTTCTAATGGCGGAGGAGATTAAATCCGCCGACCCCAAACTACTTGGGGTTCAATTAGGTAGGGTTTGTCTTAATAAGGATATACCCGTATCCGATGTGGCAGAGTTTTTTGGTGTTAGTAGAATGACTGTCTATTCGTGGTTTAGGGGTAAGTCTACTGTTTCGGGCAAGTTTGTCGAAAAAGTTAATAAGATATTGGCTAAGTTTAAGTAGAGTGGTGAGGGGGGCTAGGTTAGCTACCGAAAAGAGCGTGTGCCGTAACGCTCCTGCCCAATCCTTTATATAAAAATACACGGTGCAATTAAGGACGGCTATGCTTTCTCGGACAGAGTTTCTATCGTTGGTACTACCGCCCCTTGAAGAAGGGGAGAATTATTGTAGCTGGGGTAATAGTGGTTTAGATTCAGCTAAGTTTGAACAGAAGTTTGTTTCTAGTATTGAGGAACTATGCGCTGTATCCGATGGGTTACAGGCTAAACAATACAATGCTTTCTTTGGTGTGGCTAAGTTTGGTCTTGCCGAGCATGGCAGATTTGCTAAGAATGCAGTTGCTTTAAAGTCTTTCTTTATCGACCTAGATTGTGGTGATGGAAAGCCATACCCTGATTTAAATGCAGGGTTACTAGACACTAAACGGTTTTGTCTAGTAACGGGTTTGCCAAAGCCAACGATTGTTAAATCAGGTAGAGGCGCGCATTTATATTGGGTTCTTGATACTGCGATTGATAGACAACAATGGAAGCCTTACGCAGAACGATTAAAAGAACTGTGTACAGAAAACAAGTTTGATGTAGATATGGCTGTGCCTGCTGATGCCGCCCGTATTTTGAGGATGCCTGAGTCTTTGCATTTGAAGGACGTAAACAACCCAATCCCAGTAGAAGTAATGTATGTAGCAAAAGCTATACCACTTGCGGATATAGAAGGAATCCTTGCCCCGTCTGACAACATTATGAAGATGTTGGAAAAGGCGGAGTTTAAGCGCCCAATGGATGCCGTTACATTAGCTTTGATGGGTAGCAGTCAATCAAGATTTAAAACTATTCTGATTAAGTCTTTAGAAGGCACAGGATGTAATCAGATAAAAGCGGCTTACGAAGAACAAGAATCACTACCTGAGCCACGGTGGAGAGCATGGTTAAGTATTGCTGAAAGATGTGTAGATAGAAATAAAGCTATTCATATTATGGGTATT